GGCTTTACGTTGCAGTTCTTGAGCGCGCAGTTGCAGTTCTGCCTGCTGCATTTGCAGCATCGGGTTCTGCGCCATCTCTTGAGCCTGGGCTTGTTGCGCCTTGCCCATGTTGGACTGAAGCAGTTGCTGTGCGGCCTGAGCAACCAGACGGGAGATTTGCACCTCTGCCTGCTCATCCAGTTCAGCATCGGGCGGAGTCAGCGGCACGCCCAACTGTTCTTCAACCTGTTGACGGTACGCAAACGCCATGTGCTCTGCGATGTGAGCCATGATGGCTGCACCCATCTGTTGGGCCATCGGAGACTGACCGATCATCTGAGCCACCATTGGGTCTTGCATCAGCGCCATGTGAGTAGCGATGTGCGCCTGATGATCTTGGTAGATGAATGCCTTGGTCGGTTTACCAGTCAAGAACGACATGTTCTCTGACACCGGATCGCGGGGCTTCTGGTCTTCCTCAATCGGAACCAACTTCTCGGCGTTCTTGATACCAAGAACTTCCAACATCTGCCGGTGCAGGTTGGGCAGGTCATAGATTTGCGGGGCACCTTGAGCCAACTGGAGAGCGGCTTGGTACTGCATGATCCGCTGCGCCATCGTGGAGGCGTTGGGATCAGAGACCGGGATCACCTCAACAAGATCGTAGTCCTCCTGCTTGGCAGCACGATTTCCTCCAACGGGAACGTAGGAGTAATCCGGCGGCATGTAGTCCCGGATGATCTGCTTGAGGAGTTTGAACTCCATCTTCAGGCTTGCATGCACGCGAGCCTGAACAGCAGACATCGTCTTGAGTTGACGCTCAAGCAGAGCCAGGGTAGTACCTACCGGGGCTTGAGCCGACATGTCGCTGAACTTGAGGTCGGCAATAGCCGCTAGGCGACGGCCTTCGTCGGTGATCTTTTCAAGGAGCGCCGACAGAACTTGGCTTGGCTCCTTGTACGGCAGCGGCATGATGTTGTCACGCAGCGCGCCAGAGGGGATGTCTACATCTCGGAATTCACCCGGGGCAATCGGGGTGTCGTCGCCTTTGACTCGCAGACCCCGGGTCTTCAGACCGCCGGGAAGGTTAGAAAGAGTTCCAGCGTCTACCAGTTGGCGAATAATCGCGGTCCCAGCACGAGCATAGCCGCCAATAATATGAATGAAACCAAGGCCATAAGCACCAAAGCCAGGGATGTAAGTGTACTGAACGAAGTGCTGTCGCTTGAGTTTTCGGCGGTCTGACTCTTCCCAGTTTCGTCGAATAGACAAAACGGTCTGGGTTCCCCGCTCGATGGTGATGACGTAGGGTAGTCCGATTCCGGTTTCTTCTCCATCATCGTCTGTATCCTCATAGCCCTTCAGATTCCAGTCAACGTGAATCTCAAGCACCTGATACCGATCATCGTCGGTGAGGGTGTAGCCCTGTTCCTCAGCCTTCTTCTTCTCGATGTCTGTAAAGACTCTGACCGGCTCGCCAAGTTCTGTCTGACGATAGAAGCCAGCGGCCATCAACTTGTTCAGATCATTCTCAGTCTTACGCATCACATGGGTGACGCGCTCGGCTGTATATACATTAGCCGCTCCGTAGGGAATGATCAAGTCTTCTGCCTGGATGTAAGCAGCCACTTGTCGGCCAAGTGAAGGATCAAAGTAGACCTTCTTGAACGCTGCCCCAGCAAGACCGAGGGAGTACAAGAGTCTTTCATGCTCAGGACGGTACTCGATCATCTCGTCAGTCAGCCGGTAGTTCATGTCGTCCTTGACACGGTCGGCAGACTCTTCGTTCTTCCGAGTCACTTCACCAATGATCTGGGTCTTGACAGGACCCTGAGCGGGAAAAGTCTCGGTGATCATCTCGGACTGGAAGCGGATGGCCGCTTCGGTCAGGATAGGAGAGTAGACACCGCAGGCGCCAAGCCAGGGTTCTGCTCGTTCTTCGTATTTCATGCCAAGGACTTCGAGTCCTTTGACATACATGTCGGCCCAGTCTTTGCGACTGTTGATGTCGGCGTCTACAAGACCAACAAGATCAGAGGCCAGAGACTGAAGGTCTCCGTCGTCCATGTATTCCGCGAGGTTGGCATCAAAGTCTTCGGCAGTTTCTGCTTCCGGCTCCAATTCGATCTCCAACCCGCCCATCCCGATCTTGACAGATTCGGGGTCTTCAATTTCAATCTCAACCATTGGTTCATCTCCCATCTCTTCTGGGAGGAGGGGAACCATTGCCGGGTCGATATTGGTTGCCATGTTAATCCTCAGTAATACGCCGCCTTGCGCGGCTGAACGAAGGGTTCATCTCTCTCGTCTGATTCGAGTTTGATCAAACCGCCGGACCTAAAGCGAAGCATAGCCTGTACGGTCGAATCCACCAAGTCGTCGTGCTCCGCATTTGGGAAAGCAGCCATCTGTTCGACCACCTCGTGAGCCCATCTCCTGTCGGGAATCCACACTTTTCCTGATCTGAAGATGTCGGCCACTGAACTCAGGCGGGCAAACTTGTCGTTTGGGACTTTTTTTGTCCCCCTTGTTGGGGTGTACTCAGAAACAATGAGCCCCATCTGCCGCAATTCGTAAATAAGCGGCGCTCCGGCGGCTTTTGCTTCGATGAGACACACATCGGGCTCCCACTCCTTGTACATCTCGTAGGCTTTGTCCTTCAGTTCGGGAAATTCCATCCGTTTTTGGAAGGCATCCAACAAGATCAGGTGGGGATCGCGTTCATTCTCGTCTTTATTGAAGACTCCCCAGGTCGTACAGGCCGAAAAGTCGGACCTTTCGTTCTTCGTGAAGGCCGTATCCCAGGATTGGATGATGAATTCGCACTGCGGAGGGTCGTCTTTCTCCCAAATCTGCCACCACTCCCGCTTGATCATCGCCCCTTCTTCGCCAGTCGGGGTCTGCTGATATTGAGCGTTCCACTTGGAGATCGGAAGTTCGGCTTTTAGGTCTTCTAAGAGGTTCAGCGGCCAGAATTCAGGCCAAAGTGGGTTCCCCGAAGGAAGAATTGCGGGGAATTCAATGACTTTCCACTCCTCATCCTTGCCTCTTTTGGCCGAATCCTTGAGAACCTGACCAATCAGGTCTCGATCCGACCACCTTGTGGCAATGATGATGATCGCTCCCCCTGGTTGAAGGCGCTGTCTCGGGCCAGAGGTGTACCACTCATAGGCCGAATCATAGATTCCGGGGTTCCCAGCCGCTAAGGTCGCCTCTTGTTCCGAGTGTGGGTCGTCAATGATCACCACATCCGCACCCCGACCGGTCATGGTTCCGCCCACACCGATAGCGAAATACTCCCCACGGTCATTCACAGCCCACCGGCCCGCACTCTTGGAGTCCTGTCTTAGCCGAACATTCGGAAACACCTCGTGGTACTGCTCCGAATCCACCAGATTTCGGACTTTCCGGCCAAAACCCACAGCCAGTTCACTCGTATTCGAGGACTGCATCACCTTCTTGTCAGGGAACTTTCCAAGGAACCAAGCCGGAAACAGGTACGAACCGAACTCACTCTTCGTATGTCTAGGAGGCATGCTGATGGCCAGCCTCTTAATCGACCCATCTGCTATACCCTCAAAAGCCTTAGCCACCACCGCGTGATGTCTCCCAGAGATAAACCCAGGCCACATCTTCTTCACAAAAGCCAAGAACGACCCCTGGCACCGCTCCCTCTCCAGCGCCATCTTGTATTCACTGACCTGATTGAGCAACTTCTCCTGGTCAGCCACGCTCAACTGACTGATAAGGTCATCCAACTTCATGCTTGAACGTAATCTTGATTCCTAAGATGCGGCAAATGCCCATGTACGTCGCCGCATAGATGTCCTTGCCAGCCTCAAACTTCGTAATCGTCTGCACAGAACACCCAGCCAACTTCGCCAACTCTCCCTGAGTCAACCCACGCTCCTTCCGAGCCCGCTTCACCCGGTCCCCAAGATAAGCCAAGGTGTCAATCTTGACACCTCCCACATCTATATGTGAAACAGTAGTCACTCCAGATTCCTAAAGTTGATGTACACAGGCCGGATCGTCCTCCCAGCCCCCTCCATCTTCTTCACCACCCCCAACTTCACCAGCCGGTTCACGATCTTGTGAACCCCACTCACCCCACTCCTCCCAGTCACATACGCAATCTCCCTCACAGTCGGGCTGTACCCAAACCGCTTCCACCACTCATCAATCGCCAAAAACACTTCCTTCTGCGCCGGGCTCATCTCCATCTCCATGCACTCTCTCTCACTCCTATCACCCCTGCGAGCCCTCAAATCCCCTATCTGAACCCGTTTCCGCCTCTTATCCACACACTTATCCACAGAAACTGTGGATAACTTCTCCTCGCCGGTCGGTACGTTTTGGTGTACTTCAGACATGAAAAGTGAGTAAAACGTT